ATCAGCTCCTGTGGATGATCTGATAATTACTACTAAATCTGAGTCCGCAAATATTTTAAAATTGTAGGCAAAAGTTGTAGTTGAGCCATTACCATTGTGTGATGATTTAATTATTGTTGTAGAAACTGTCATACTTAAAATCCTTTAAACTTGAATGAGGGTTTTGTAAATAAAAAATCTTGACCATAATCCTTTTCCATTTTTCTCTCCATTCTTCTTAAAATTCCCGGAGATAAAGTTTCCATTATTTGATATCCTATTAAGTAGTCAAATGCACTCTTTATATAAAATAAATTCAAAAATGGTATATTTTTCTGCACAGCATTATATGTTGATCTTGCAGCACTTCCACCTTTACCTGTTATACCAAAATATAAGGCTTGTATCAAGTCTCCTGCTGTTAGTGCTGTTGGTCCAAGTAAAGAACCAAGTCTTTCTCCAGCAGTTCTTGCTTCTTGAAATAAAACATCACCATATATACCTAATCCTCCACCCTGTAAGAAGGCTGCTAAAACAGTTTTACCTTTAGTTGGGTCTCTTGGTGTTCTTCCTTTTAATAAATCTTTGATTGTCATAGCTAAGTATCCAAAAAAACCAGATGTTATTATTACTGATGTAAGTCCTAATATACCTCTTCTAAAATCACCTTGTCCTCCTTTTTTTAAAAAAGACATTTCTCTCTGTAAAGTTTTTTGATATATAGCAAAAGGAAATGCTTTAAATTGAGTTATAAATCTTAAAACTTCACCCATAGGAGTTCCTGCCATTCTGCCACCTGTAAGAAATGCTTTTCCTCTTGAGTCTGGCTCAATAACTGCATAAATTGATCTATCTAAAAGTATACCAGAAACAGATGCTTTAAATTTATCTTTTTCTATAGATATTTGTCTTTTTGTAAGATTGTCTATTCCTGTTATTTGTTTTACTTCTTGATCTGTAAGTTTATCTAAATCTACAATATTTAAAAATTCTGTTCCATCATCAGCTTTTACCATTGCTTTTTTTCTAATAATATTCCATTTTCTTGAATCTATATTATATTGTTCAAATAATGTTTTTAATGCTGGTTTTAAATTATTAAATTCAATATTTTTTTGTTTAGCAAAATAATTTGCCATTCCTAACATAGCTCCTTCTTTTAAAGTGTTTGTCCACCAAGATAATAAATTTAATTTAAAAAAAGTTCTTTGTAATCTTGTCCAACCTTTACTCAAAGCATCTCCTACTTGATACCTTGCTGAAATATCATAAACTGTATTATCAGCAACAAATCCTAAACCCTCTGCAATATCTTTTCTGTCTTTTGAATTTTTTATTTTTCTTATGTTGTTCATAGCTTCAAACATACCACCTAAAAAATTTCTTCCCTGATATTGCAATTCAGAAGCATACAAACCTATATCAGCAGCAGCAGATAATGTTGCACCTCCAAGTTTCGCCATAGTTGCTATTGCTCTTACTATTGCTGAGTATTTTGCTAGCGGTAATTTTTCAACAGAATATATTGATCCATCAACTGCGTTTAAATATTTTTCAAATGGTCTAAAAGATTTTGTTGCTTCACCACCTTTTTGCTCATCAACTAATCTTTGATGAACAGCAGCTCTTATTTTTTCAAAATTATCTTTTGGTTTTGTACCTAAAGTATCCATTATACCTATATTTCTTCCTGCTGTTTGCATACCAGAAAAAAATGCTTCTTTTAAATTACCAGCACCAAAAATATCATTATAAGCAAACCAATCATCTGCTGTTTTAAAATGTAAAACTCTTCTATAAACTGAACTTTTAGCTACATCTCTTGAACCAAATATTGAACTAGCACCATCTGACATTTGATATTTATTTCCAACTAGAGTGTTGTAAACATTTATTAAAAAATTATCTATATCGTCTACATCAGCAAATGTTCTTTCTTGATCTAATTTATTCATTATAAAATTTTTCCAAGCTGTATAATTTTTATTGTAATTAATATCTTTTTTATTTTTTAAATTTGGATCAACCTCAACATCTTTTATTTTTAAAATATTTGCAGCATCTCTTACTCTAAATGGATCATGAGATTGTCTTACTATGTAACCCCATAAATTTGCTATATTTGCTCCCCTGTCATTTAACTTTTGTCTTATCATTTCAGAATAATCTTCCATAATTTCTGCTAATTTTACAATTTGTGGATTTTTTTCTGTAACAGGTGGTTTTATATCTAAATTTTCTTCAACAGCAGTTTTTCTTTGATTTAATTCAAACATAGTTCTAGCTATTGCTAACTGAGTATTTTTATCTGCACTATCAAAAAGTTGAACTAAATTATTTTCTTTAAGTCTTGCTTGAAATCCTGCTATTAATTGATTAACACTCGCTGTTTGCTGAACTGATACAGAAGCTCTTGATCCTAACTTTTGATCGTTTGAACCAACTAATATTGCAATTAAACCTTCTTCAGGATCATCTGTAAATTCTGTTAAAACATATTCTGTAAGTTTTCTTACTTTTATTTCATTTTCTATTGCATTTCTTTTACTTATTTTTTTTTGAGCTTTTATTTGTTCAGTTACTTCTTTTGCAATTTTATCTACATTTATTTCATCTATTGTAGATAATTTTTTTTCAGCTTGTGCAGTTTTTATTGCATTAATTATTTCATCTTTTTTAGCAGCTTTTATAGTTGATCTTTTTAGTAATTCTTCAACTCTTAACAAACATTTATTTGACATATTTATCTACCATTTACACAATTAATTGCATCTTTAACTATTTCATCTAAATCATTTGACCTTGTGTTAAGTTCATCTAATTCATCTGTTGTTGATTTTAATTCAGTATCATCTTTAAATTTAATTTTGGTATCTTTTTGTTTTGCTTTCAAAGCATCTAACTGAGATTGTAAATCATCTATTTCTGCATCTCTTGTTTCATTTTTAACATTTTTTTGATTTCTTTTTGTTGTGTTCAATTCTATGTTTTCTAAGTTAGATTCTTTTGGCTTTACACTAACTTCAGCATCTGGCGAGTTTTCTACTACATTTTTTAATGCTGCATCTTTTTGTGCAATAGGAGTAACATCAACAGGTTTTTCACTTAAAAGATCACCAACAGATTTTGCAAGAATTAACCTTCTTGTTTCAGGATCACTTTTTTCTAATTGCATCATTATTTTAGAATTTTCAGGATAATATTCTTTATATAAATTTAATTCTGGGTCTGGTTCATCTGTTTTAATATCAAGCATTTCTCTACCCTTTTTAATTTTTTCTTGTCTTATTCTAAATTTTCTAGCTGTATTTATATCTCTTAACTTACCAGCTCCAACATGAAGTCCTCCACCAATAAGAGTTCCAAATGTAACATTTAAAAAACTATCCATTAAATCGTAATCAGCTTGAACAGATTGAGCTACACCATAAACAATAGGCTCAACAAGAGTAGCACCAACCGCACCTTCAACTGTACCTCTTAAAGCTCTAGCTTTTGTAAAACCCTGTCTTGCAGCTAAACCTACAAACCTTGCTTGTCCAAAGACAGGTATAAAAGAAACTCCTATATTTATGGGGTCAAGAACACTAACACCAAGACCAGTTAAAAATTTAGCAGCAAAAGGTAATGCTCCTTTTGAGCCTCTATCAATAATACTATTCCTTCTTAGTTCATCTTTTTTTTCTTGAACTATTATATCAACAACAGATTGAGGTTCATCTTGTTCAAAAAATAAACCTAAATTTTTATATTTTGTATTGAGTTCTTGTCTGTCAATAAATACATCATCTTGTTTGATTGCATTTCTTCTTTCTTGTAAAATATCTTGATACAATAAAATTGATGAAACAGGATTAAAGTTCCAGTTATCAGCAGCAACTGCTTTTAATGTATCTCCTAAACCTACTGAAAATTGATCATAACCTGCTTCTTGTGCTGTTTCATTTATATTTAATCCAAATCCTAATTGAGCCATTTATTAATCTCCATAATCTTTAACACCTTGAGAAGATTTACCACCAATTTGTATTCTTATATCGGTATTTGGTAATAAATAACTATCATCATCAAACTTTAATTCTAAAGTCTCTCCTTCTTTATTAAATACAGGTGCAAATGATCCATCACCAAATGTAATTCCAAAAAGTAAACCTGTACCATCAGAGTTATTAACCCATCTTCCATTTTTTAACATTTGTTCTTTCATTTCTTTATCTAAAAGTTCAACATCTGTATTTGGTTCGTCTAATGATCTAAAAGAAACAACTCCCCATAAATCTAAATATTCTTCTTGTATTGCTTTTGATTTTTCTTTTGTAAAATCAACATTATTATTTATGTCTCCATCTATTATTTTTGGTATAAAGTATGAATCTTCTATTTCAAAACTTTGATTTATTAAGTTAGATGCATTTTCTATAGCTTTTTTTGGTTTAAGACCTGCTCTTATTTCGTTTGCTGCATAGTAACCTAAAACATCAACTATTCTATCTAATTTATCTGCAGCAAAAGAAGTATCAAATTTATTGGCAAACATGACAGCACTAGAAAAATCTTCTAAATCATTTAGTATGTCTCTTTTTATTTCTATCATTGGAAAATCTTTTAATGAAACAAATTCTTCTAATTGT